AAATCCCAGATCTCTCAAGGCACATTCTAATTTAAGTGAATAGCATCCTTCTTCTAAGTTCATGTAATTAAATGATATAAAATTATTTATTCATTTAAGTTTTCTTTTGATATCATTGTTGAAAATCCTTTGATTTTATCAAACGTTAAAATATTCTCAAACTTATCATTAAGTTCAGTTTTATGTGATATTACAAAAATATTAGCACCTTTAATCACATATCGAATAATTTTAAGAAACTCATCTGTACCAAATCCATCAAGTGAACTGTCAAATATCTCATCCATTATTAATAAATTTGTATTTACAGAATTTTTAACTCTTGCAACTTCTCTCCAAGTAAAGAGTAGTGCTAAATCAATACGCATCTTTTCTCCTTCACTGAAAGAAGAGTATGAGAAGTCTTCATGGATAGGTGACTTAACAGTTTCACTGAACTCTTCATTCAAAGTGAAATTAATATAAAAATCCATCAGATGTAGGTATCGATTTACCTGTTGATTAATAAATGGTAAATATTTTTTAATTATTTTTGTCTTGACTCCATCATCCTTTAGAAGAGAATACGCAAAATCATAGTAGTTGATATCTTGTTTCTTTTTAGATAATTTTTCAATTGTTATTTCGAGATTTTCTTTAAACTCTTTTAATTTTTCATGTTCAGTATTTCTATTCTTAAATTGTTCGGTAGTAGTTTGAATTTCAGATTCCAAATCTCTGATCTGTCGTTGAAAACCAGAGATTTTAGTGTTGTTTTTAGAAATGCCATTATTGAGTTTAGAAATCTCCTTTGATAATTGATTGAATTGACGTTCTCGGTCTTGCTCTTTTTTGATGGTCTCTTCAAGGTCTTGATAACCTTTCTTGAGTTCCTTGGCTTTAGTTTGAACGTCATTAATTTTATTTAACCGAAACTCTTCTTCTATCGGTTGGGTGCATGTAGGGCATGATACATTATCACTAAAAAACTTGTGTTCCTTAGTAAGGGTTGTTACCTTATTGGATAATTTACCTTTCAAATTGTTAAGTTTTAATAACTTTTCACCTGCACCAATCAGTTTTTCTTGTTGTTTGATCAAGTTGTCAACAATACCTTCTATATCTAAATTTACTATCGAACAACCCTCTGATTCAAAAGATAAAGAATTTATCTTTTTTTTCTTAGAATCAACACTATTCTTTCCCTGCTCTTCTAACTCTTTAATAAAATTCCGCTGCATATCCATTTTATCTTTAATATTATCTTTCTTCAAATCTAATGATCTTATTCCTTCCTTTTGAATACGTATCCTGTCCTTTATGATATTATTCATCGCAGAAAATATTCGAATGTCAAGAAGATCTTCAATTACATCTCTACGGTTCGATCCACTTAACTGCATAAATGGTACAAAGTTACTACTACCCAAGATTACAATTTGAGTAAAAGATTTGTAATTTACTTTTAATATATTTTCTTCTAATATTTTTTGATTCGATCTATCATCTGCTTCTCTATGAAGAAGATCGCCATTGACTTCAATATCAAATATATTTGGTTTGATTCCACGTCTTACAATGTAATCACGATTATTGACATTAAATTTTATCTCTACTAAACAATCTCTTTCATTGCTTGTATTGATTAATTGACCTTTATTAATTTTACGAAAAGGTTTATTGAACAAAACAAAGGTAAGAGCATCCAGCATGGTTGACTTTCCAGCACCATTTTTTCCTATCACCAGATTAGTTTGGTGATTTTGAAAATTTACTTCTGTCCAGTTATTTCCTGTTGACAGAAAGTTCTTCCATTTAATCTCCTCAAATATTATCATTCTTAGGTGGCATCACGAAATCATCTGGTGTAATCACAGCATACTTATAATTATACAGCTTACATGTCCTTATGGCAAGCTCTCCGTCAATTTCTATTACATCCATTAACTTTGGTTTAATTTCATCTTCTTCTACCATCATAGCATATCTCTGTGCATCATCATGACTTTCAAACATAAACAAGACTTTATCACCATTCTCGTCATGAACAGCATAAGCACCATCAGTTTTTTTATCTTTTAGTGTAAGCAACCACATTACTCTACCTCACAGGCTTCTCTATAAAGATCTTGAAATATATTTTTAATAATGTTTTTGTCTAAATCAAACTCAGATTCCTCAATATAACGGTTTAGTATAGAAAGTGTATTCTCATCTTCATTAATATCAAACTCTTCACTCTCTTGAATTTCAAAATTTTCGATAATCTTTAAGTCTTGAACACCTGATGCATAGAGTTTATTGATAAATTTTTCAAACTCTTTAATCTTACTTTTCTTACGAACAATGACTTTTACAATTTTATTCTTGTAAATTGAAGTATTGAACAACTTATAGTTAGTATCATCATAATATACGTTATAAAATAATTTATAAGGATTATCAATTGAAGTATGTTCTAGCGTATCTGTATCAAATATATGAAATCCTCTTGTATCATTTACATCGTTCCAATACATCTCATAGGGATTTCCAAGATAGTATATTTTACCATCAGTTGAACGAGTATGGAAATGTCCAGAATAAACTTTATCAAACTTATCAAAGACACTTGTATCCATACCAGTTTCCATCATATGCCCACGAGTTGCTTTAAAACCATTAATTTCAAGATGACCCATCGCAACTTTACATTTTGAATCCTCGATCATTTTCTTTGATTCTTCAAAATTTTGAGAATTTATCCAAGGCAACATTAGAATATCTAAACCACCCACCTTAATCTCGGTTGCCTTTGAATACAGTGTAATATTTGAGTATGCCTTTAATAAAAGTTCTGGTGAATTTACATAATTAGTATCTTTGTAATAACAGTCATGATTACCTATTATCGAGATAAATTTGTATTTTTTAAGAGGTTCAAATACAACTCTCTTTGACCATTCTAAACTTTTTAGATCAATTGCTTTACGACTATCGAATATATCTCCCATATGAAGTACAGTGTCTATCTGATGCTTCTCTAGAGACGGAAAGAAGACATCACGATAAAACATCTCAAAATAATTATGAAGATGGTCAGAACCCTTTCTAGCACCAAAATGGGTATCTGTTATAATTGCTACTTTCATCGATTAGATTTGTAAATAATATTATCTTTAATTGTATTATAATCAGAACTATTACCTGCCATCGCACTATCATCTACAGTCATCACTTCATCATAACCACTCTTTTCAATGATCTTTGTTTTAATATCTAATTGTTTTTTCTCCTTTTGAATTCTTCTTAGGAATGCATAGTGAATAATTTGAGTGAAGTAAGCAAAAGGATTCCTTGATTTTTCAGGATCAAAGTTATGAATATACTGAACACAGTTCTCAATCCCGTCAGATATCATATCATCACGGAACATATAGTTTACAAAGTTTGGTTTATATGACAAGTGTGTCGCAATCTTTAAGAAACACTCTCCAAGGTAATTTGTAATACGTGGTTTTGGTAAATCATTCTCTTTAGCATGGGCAACTTTTTCTCTATAAACAATAAGTGCCTCCAAGAGTTGCTTATTATTTACATAGTGTTCTGACTTTTTTCTAGGCATAGCATTGGTTTTCCGTGTCTATTGTAATCATTATAGCATACTATTTCATTTATACAAGTCAGGTAAATCTTTACATACTTGACAAGGTGTTCAAATATGTGTACAATCAACTCTGTAAGGGTTGAAAGGGATATATTAGTTTTCTTTAGGTTCTTGATTAATATTAAAGAGCTCTTCAAATTTATGACGAGCATTTTCGACTGACGATATATAACCCATTGTATTTGTGATTTCAACTTCTCCATTGGGTTGAAACACATCAATAGTTTTTTCATCTTCTTCATCTTCAATAAAATTATCATATATTGCAATCAATTTAGCATCATTACTTTCAGACATTGTTAAAATTCGATCAAGTCTCATGATAAAAATATCATCAGAAGACAATTCAATCCAACGATTAACTTTAATGTAGCTACCTTTTGGCGAACTTATCATTTTCATTACTACTGGGTTTTGAAGAATTACAACAGGATTTTCCTGATCGTTGTCAATCGAAACCAAGGCAAAAATTTCTTCGCCTGATATAAGTTTGATTACGCTGTAGAAATCTTTTCCCATTTATTCCAAATCGTAATTTACAATGCATCTATTATTATTTAGCGGTTGCTCTGCTGTATGGTATAAAGAACCATCAAATAAAACAACTCTTCCTTGTTTCGGAGTTACTTTTTCTTTTATTGTATATTGATCAGAAATATCTTTTTCATTGTATATGATAGTATCTCCATCACTATCGCAAACATAATATAGCATTACAAAATGATCTATTGTTGATAGATCAATATGAGGTGTGTCTACATCATAATTTTTTAAATTTAATGGGAATTGTAAAAAAGAACGACCTTGAATAACATTAATTTGATTTAAGTTGAGTCTGTAACATGACTGTGTAATCAATTCTACAAATAATTGATGAAACTGACTGACTGGTTGACCAATGTGATTTCCTCTATTCGTAATAAATTTTTTGTAGTAATTGTGTACTAATGCTGGTCTTTTTTGTCTTGTTTGAATAGTGCTATCCAGTGTAACATCATCGGTAAAATACCAACTAAACTCATGCCCATTATAAATTTGTTCTCCCATTAAAATATTTTTAATATTTT